AGTCATCACAAAGATACCGAATCGGAACTTTTGTCATGACGGTTCCGTTTGGAAACCGTAGAGTTGCCAATTCGCCATTGATCGCAACTAGGATTGGCTTCGCGCCCCGCACGTACTGGTGACTCAACGGTACTTCCTGTCCGATACTTGCACGAAGTTTTGCTCGGTGCTGTTCGTACTCCGCATCGAAATCAATTTCTTTTGGTTTGTTAGCCATAGCGAATCCATCCTCCTCGCGGGATTCTGACCGTTCGCTGTGACTCGTTTGGTCATGCATCATCCTGCACAAACAAGTCGGTTACATTTCTCCCGAAATATTTCCGTCACTTTTACGTCGGACCGGGTAGTAGTACAGATAGAGGACGCCTCGCTGATAAATAAATTTTGCGGAATCCGTCAACTCACGCCTCAACCGGGTATGTCTACAGATAGTGGAACCAATGTTTCGTTCGTATTCACACTAGCACCATGGCAGACGATCTAGAAGACAACATTCGAGACAACGCCAAAGCGCCTGCGAAAGCATCTGGTGATGCTGGCAGTATTGAGCAACATAACCTCAAGGATCAAATCGAAGCCGATAAATACCTCGCCTCCAAGCGAGCGACCCAAACCAAGAATCGTGGATTGCGATTCAACAAGATCGTGCCACCTGGCGCGGACTAACTAAGCATCTTCGGAAATAGGCTGTCGGAACAGCGACACTCAAGGAAAGACACGGATGTTCCCATACTTGTCAGGGATCTTTAGCAAAAGACCTCGTCGGACAGTCCGTCCGTCGCGGGGTGGAAGCTTGCTCCGACAGCCTTTCTCATTCAAACCGCGTGTAGATGCTCGTTATGACGCAGCGGTTACCAACGATGACAATCGCAGGCATTGGTCAGCCGCTGATGGCCTGTCAGCAAAAACTGCTAACGGGGCCAGCATTAGGCGGACCTTACGCAACCGAGCGCGTTATGAAATTGCCAACAACAGTTACGCACGTGGCATTTCACTGACGTTGGCAAATGATATTGTTGGTACCGGTCCTCGTCTCCAAATGCTAACCGACAATCCCATTGCCAATCGCACCATCGAAATGGAGTTCAGTCGCTGGTCCAATGCGATCGGTCTGGCTGAAAAACTGAGAACGATGAAGTTGGCTTGCTGTGGCGATGGGGAAGCGTTCGGCATTATGACCAGCAACCCAAGCATCCAAACACCGGTTCAATTGGACTTGATGCTAGTCGAGGCGGACCAGGTCACCACCCCATTCGGTGTGAATGGTTTATCCAACTACATCGACGGTATCCAATTCGACGCATTCGGAAATCCTGTCTTTTACCATGTGCTCAAATCTCACCCAGGTGACTCGGGATCTGCATGGGGGGAATTCGAAACCGTTGCCACGACTGCGATGTTGCATTTGTTTCGTGTGGATCGGCCTGGCCAAGTGCGTGGCATCCCTGAGATCACACCAGCGCTGCCGTTGTTCGCACAACTTCGACGCTTCACGCTCGCGGTGATTTCTGCCGCCGAAACCGCAGCTGACTTTGCTGGGATTCTCTACACCGACTCCCCCGCCAATGGCGAAGCCGATGCAGCCGAACCATTCGAACCGATAGAGCTAGAGAAGCGAACTCTGGTAACGATGCCTGGCGGATGGAAGATGAGTCAAATTCACGCCGAGCAACCAACGACCTCTTATGCGGAATTCAAGCATGAAATCCTCAATGAGATCGCGCGGTGCCTCAACATGCCATTCAATGTCGCAGCTGGTAACAGTTCTGCTTATAATTATGCTAGTGGGCGTTTAGATCACCAAACATACTTCAAATCCATCCGTGTCGATCAGTCGAATATTACACGCGTGGTGCTCGATCGCATTCTATCAGCGTGGCTCAGCGAAGCCATTCTCATCGAAGGCTTGCTGCCTCAATCCGTTCGAACAACAGACTTCGACGCCTCGCATCAATGGTTCTTTGATGGACACGAGCATGTCGATCCGTTGAAAGAAGCAAACGCACAAGCAACACGTCTTTCCAATCATACAACGACTCTAGCATACGAGTATGCGCGACAAGGTCGTGATTGGGAAGATGCTCTCTTTCAAAGAGCCAAGGAATTGGCATTGATGTCTGAACTTGGTCTTGCATTACCTGGCGCACCAGTGCCTGCACTTCCCCCCGATGTCAACGAGGAGTCTCTCAGTGACCCAGCTGTTAACGAAGAATAGTCCACTACCAAACGAGCTCAATATCCTCGCGCAGTCAGAGGACAAGCTTCTCAATCTGCAAGCATGCTCGGTTGAATTCGAAGCGGCCCCCGCGGACGGCAATGAATCCACCCTTCGTCGCTTTAGCATGACCGCGTACACGGGTGGCCCGATGCAGTTGTCTGGCTGGCGATATCCCGTGGTTGTCGATTTGCAGGGGATGCAGATGGGAAAACAACGACGGCCGATTCTACTGGACCACATGCGCGATGTCGATTTCGTCGTAGGACAAACCGATTCCATCGCGGTGATGAACAATTCGCTTATTGTGGCCGGTCAAGTGATGGGCGATTCTCCCAAGGCGCGGCAAGTCATTTCTCTCAATGACAAGGGGTTTGCTTGGCAAGCTTCCATCGGCGCTCGTGCAGACCAAGTGGAATTTGTGGCCGAGGGCAAGTCCACAATGGTCAATGGCCAGGAAGTCAGTGGTCCCATCAATGTGGCACGGCGATCCATGCTAGGCGAGGTTAGCTTCGTTGTGCTGGGTGCTGATGACAATACCAGCGCTCAAATCGCAGCCTCTCAAGATGCGACCAGTACCTTGTCCAGCGGCGTTTCACCCGTGGAAAAACCAACCGCTATCGACGCTTGGTTGGAAGTCCATGGATTTGAGACTGAAACCTTAACTGCAGCCCAAACCGATGCATTGAAGCAAATGTTTGCGGTCGCCCACAGCAAGATCGATTCCGACCCAACCCGATCTAGCGAATTCAATAGCGAGCCAACGCAGTTACCTTCTGCCTCGGCTGCCGATGCCGTAACTGCGCTACGTGCGTCAATGGCGTCGGAACTCAAACGCATCGCCACCATCCGAACGATTTGCAAGGAGCGGGACACAGCTATCGAAGCTCGGGCGATCGCAGAAGGATGGGATACCACTCGAACGGAGTTAGAAATCTTGCGAACACAACGCCCACAGGCACCAGCCATCCAGTCCATCGACCGTTCAGTCAGCGGTGAAATCCTCGAGGCCGCTTGCATGATTGCTTCACGTCACAGCGACGCTGAAACACTGTATGAACCCAAGACGCTCGAGGCAGCGAACCGTCGCTTCCGGGGCGGGATCACACTTCAAGAACTTATCCTCGAAGCCGCGTGGGCCAACGGATACACCGGTCGCAACTTCCGTGACTCGCGTGAAGTACTCCGCTTTGCATTCGCGCCCTCGATTCAAGCGGGTCTTTCAACGATTGAAGTCTCGGGCATCCTCTCCAATGTCGCTAACAAGTTTCTGCTCGAGGGGTTCTTCTCGGTCGAACGCGTATGGCGAAACATCTGCGCGGTCAGAACCGTCAACGATTTCAAGACCATCAGTAGCTATCGACTCATTGGCAAGGATCAGTACGAACTAGTTGCACCTGGTGGTGAGATCTCCACCGGAACGCTTGGTGAAGAAAAGTATACCAACAAGGCCGATACGTACGGTCTCATGCTAGCTATCGACCGAAGAGACTTTATCAACGACGACCTGGGTGCCATTACGACCGTGCCTCGGAAACTCGGTCGCGGATCGGGCCTCAAGATCAACGACATCTTCTGGACGACGTTCCTCAACAATGCTGCATTCTTCGCAGCCGGTAACAGAAACTACATCCTGGGAGCCAATACGAACCTAGGCATTGATGGCTTGACGCTTGGTGAAACGACATTCATGGACCAAGTCGATGCTGACGGCAAGCCAGTTGGCATCATGCCTCAGATCCTGCTTGTACCAACAGCCATTTCGACCACAGCTGCGCAGCTCTACAAGTCCTTGGAAATGCGCGACAACACCGCCAATTCCAAGACGACCACGAGCAACCCTCACCAAGGCAAGTACCGGGTTGAAGTAAGCCGCTACTTGGGCAATGCAACCTACGCGGGCGCATCGGGCAGAGCTTGGTACCTGCTCGCGGATCCGAACGACCTACCTGTGATCGAAGTCGCATTCCTCAACGGTCAAGAGTCTCCCACGATCGAAACGGCCGAAGCGGATTTCAACATCTTGGGCGTGAAGATGCGTGGCTACCACGACTTTGGTGTGGCACTTCAAGATCCACGCGGCGGATTGAAGTCCAAGGGCGAAGCGTAGTCTTTATCTAGCCACATTCAATTCAAGAAGCGTCATTACTCTAAAAGGGGACTCATAACGGATGTCACACGATTATTTAAAGCACGGCGACGCAATCGATTACACCAACGGAGGTACCGCTCTCGCTGCTGGTGAAATCATTGTTGCCAATAGCAGGCCTCTTGGCATCACTCATCGCCCGATTGCAGCCAACGAAACCGCTGGGATCTGCAGAAAGCATGGCGCTGTCTTCAATTGTGACAAAGCGAGTGCGACAACCTTTGCGGTCGGGGACGATGTCAATTTTGTGACGGCAACGAAGCTTGCCACCAATGCTGTCGTCGGCGCGGGCATTATTGCACTCGGCCGATGTGTCGAGGCTGCTGGCAACGGGCCTACCAAAGTCAAAGTTGCTATCAACTTCAACTAGTCAATCCGTCAATGGAATGGGGAACAGACATGGTTCGAGAGGTGAACGCTACTGGCTGGTGGGTGATGGTGCTCTTGTGGATGAGCATGCTATTCACCGGCTGTGAAGAGCAACAATGGAGAGAGCTAGCACATCCCTCTGTGGAAGTTCCGGCTGCGAATGTCCCGCTGGCTCTGCGCCAAAAGAACTGGCCCGACGCGCGCGGATCCGGTTCGTGTGTTATTGCTTCGACTTGTTCGGCTCTTCAGTGGCACAACAAGCCGGAACTGGCTGAACGTTTTCGGAAGTCCTATGCTGGCGGTCAAACGGAGACCAGCATTAAACAAAAATGGGCTGCCAACGGAATCAAGTTCATTGCTCCTGAAAGAGATGATGAATATGGCGATCCCGACTTTTTAGAGTGGGCCAGTCGAACGCGTCGCGCCGCCATCATTTGGTACTTTCCCAATCATTGCGTGACGTTTTGTGGGTTCTCCCTTTGGCAAGGTCGCGAGGTCGCCTGGTTGCTCGACAACAATCGCAAGGAGCGATTCATTCCCATTCCTAAGCAACAGTTTCTGACGGAGTGGCGCGGCTATGGAGGCTTCTGTGCAATCCCACTATTAACGCCAGCCCCGAATCTACCCTTCCAAGCTTACGAGGTGAACTAATGTCCAGAGCAATTGTTGTATCGGTCTCCGTTGGAACGGGACTGTTCATTGGGTGCATGGTCCTGATGCTCTGCGTAGCGATTGGTGCAACGTTTTGTATCGATAGTGCAGAGCCTATGATGGCACCGGCCATCTTCAAGCCAAAATCGGGAGCGATCGGAGACTCTGAACGAGCTATCAACGATTTGAAATATGGTCCTGTCAATCTGGACGCAGCAAAAGAAATCAAAAATGGCTTGTTTGCAAGGATTCGCGACACTCGGCAATCGAGGATCTGCGCCCCAGCTCAAAAGCAAGTATGCGTTCCCGTTCAGGGGATCCAGGCTACCGCAATCGCTTTGCCACAGGGCGTTTACACGCAAACACCTGAGGCGACTACAGAGGTGCGTGAATATCCATCAATCAATCCGCTCGAGCCCCAAAGTGGAGATTGTCCAACCTGTCGCCCCTCTGTGGAAATCGAGAAGCTCTTTCGCAAGAAAGTGTCGCCCCGATCAGAAAACAAAACAGGGGCATTCATTTGTTCGCGTTGCAGGAAGTCGCATGTGGGTGAAGAGTGGCATACGGATTGGGCTGCGGACGGTACGCCTATCACCTTCCTCTGTGAAGGCTGCTATTCGCGCATGAGCTCACAGCAGCGGATTGAAGCGTACCAAGTTTACGCTTCACGTCAAACGACAAAGAATGGTCGCGCTGGACTCTTACACCAGGAAATCGGCGAATAATGAAAACTCCTTTATCGATACTCATCGCTCTCTGTGGATGTGCTTCACTCGCTGCGGCTGCCGATCTTCCGGCCAATGACGCTGGCAAAAATCAACTCATCGTCGTTGGCCAACCAGGTGAAGCGCCCGCGAAATGGTTTAATGAAGTCAAGGAACTTGTTCAAGTAAAGAATGCGGTGTCTTTCACGCTGTTCACTCCTACTTCCAAGCTATTTCGAGAGCGATATCAGTCTACGCTTGGTACAGACTTTCCAATCGTTGCGTATCTTCGGTCGGACGGTGGAGTCGTGTACTTTGCGGACCGTAACACGTTACCGTCCAATGGCGCCAATTTGTTTCAAGAAATGAAGGCGGCAGCATTCCTCGCTAAGAATGCCAAACCATCGACGCGACTCCCTGTGGAAATGGAAGTGCCAAGTGTACTCCAAGCCGATTGCCCGGATGGAACGTGCTATCCCGACGAATCGGTTGACCAAGACGTTCGATTCCCTCGACTGAATCCGTTCAAGCAACCGGCGAAAAATCCACTCGACAATATAGTAACAGGCTGGTTCAGCGACTCGATTTCGTCCGGCATTTGGCTGGTGTTTTCGATCATCGCACTTGGCTTCGTACTTTTCTTCTTTGTGTTGTTGGTCGGTGCAATGCTACTCGTCCGCAATCTTTGGAGGTAGCCATGTTCAGCTTATTGGTTGTGCTATTCATGGCAGCTTGTGGGCTGCTCTGCTTTGGTGTGTTCTGCGTCGGTGTGCTCACAATCCTACTCAAACTATTTAGGTAAATGCCATGGGAACAAGTTTCATTAGCGCTCTATTTGTGGGAATCACCGTATTGGTCGTATTGATGATTCTCTTGTTGGTTCTGTTGTTTGTCGGAGTCGGCGCGTACCGATTGACTGCGACAAGAAAAGAGCTTTCGACAATCGACTTATCCGATGGGCTAGACGAATCGGAGATTCAAATTATTCGCAATGCCTTGCTAAAGAAGCAGACGGCGGACAAGGAAGCCGCAGTTAAAGCCAAGGTTGCCGAAGTCGTCAAGTCTTAGAGGAATGTTGCAAATGACAAATGTGCTCGAGCAAGGCAGCCAATGGCTGAGCGATCAGATCGACCAGTACGCTGCGTCAAGCGTTCTGTATCGACGTGGCTCGCTGACGGTCCCAGTTCAAGCGGGTAAGGGACGAACAACGTTCGAGCTAACGGATACGAGCGGAATTCTCATTTCTATCGAGTCGAGGGACTTTTTGATTTCGGCTGCCAACCTTTTGCTTGACGATATCCCAGCCCTGCCGGAAGTCGGAGATCGTATTATTGAAACAGTAGGAGAAGAACTGCACGCATACGAGGTTAGTAATTTCGGGGCTGAGCAGCCGTATAGATTCTGCGATCCGTTCCGACACAAGCTGCGCGTTCACACACGCTATATCGGAGTGATTGTCAGCTTATGAGCGCTCCCGTGATTCCAGGCGTGCCAATAGATGGTCTTAAACCAGCGGATTTGCTGTGGACGAGCATCCTGAGTAAGCCTCTGCTTTTTCCACCGAGTCCGCATTCCCATGGCGTTGGCGAATTACCTGCGAACATTGCGATCAAGAATCAAAGCAATACGTTCACAGCGGACCAGAATTTTCTATTGGGCAACTCGGCGATTGACCTGACCATTTCCGGCTGGCCCTCCATCGCGATGCGGAACGCAGGGCAAGGCGAGAACAAGTTCGTCAGTCCCGCTGGAGATGTGAATCATAATCAGTTTGCAGATACCCTCTGGAGTACGAACGTTGGGATTGAAAATTTTCGTATTTCCAACGTTGGCAATGTTGCAGCAAGGGGCAATATAAACGCATCGGGATTCTATGCCACCAATGGATCGGGGCTGATTAATTCCTCTGGTGCAAAGCTCTTATCAGGATTGAACGGAAGTGATCCGTGGCTTTTCCTAACAGGTGGAGGCGCAGCGTTAGGTGCCAAGCTTGGTTCATTGACAATTAGTGACAACTACGGTGATAGCGCACCAGCAAACGGATTGTTGGTAAAGGGTAACATTGTCGCAAGTGGTGAAGTGCAATTTGCTACGGGAACATGGCACAAGAGCACCGACAATCAGCAACGCTTTTATTTCGCAGGTGATGGAACAACATACCTGCAAGGATACAGCACCCATCCGTTGATTATTCGTAATGGAGCAGGATCAGATTTAATCACAGTCAAATCCTCCGGCTTGACCCTAGTCCAGGGACAATTGTTTGTAGGCAGCGGGACCGCCACAGATGGTCGTCCGTTAATTGCGCCGAATTATGATGGATCGGTAGAAGGACATTTTGCATCTGGTCTAGTGGTTGAGCGCGGGACTAGCGGTATTGGACTTGCATGGGGAATGTACCAAAACAATTCCTCCACTTGGCTGTCCGGATGGGACTATGCCGCATTGCCCCGCACGGCACTACTCAACGATTTTAATGGCCTCCGATTCATCTCAACCTCTGCTACGACCGCACTTCCTGGTACTGTACTCCCTGTACAACCAACGACGAAATTTAGTGTTTCTCCAGCAGGAGCGGCTACCTTTAGCGGCTCTGTAACGGCAGAAGATTCTGTCGCTTGTCGATATGGATTGATGGTAAACGAAGTTGGTACTGGCGCACCACAATGGCTTATGTACAAAAATGCCGGGACAAATCAGCCACTGTATTTCAGAGATATGGTCCACAGCCGTACTCACATGGCACTCTATCCTGGAGCATCATCAGGAACAGCTGTAACGGAGTTTGTGTCACAAGTTACGTTGCAGAATTCTTTGAACGTTGTCATCAATAACTCGCATATTGCCTGGGGTGGCGCTGACAACAATTACTTTGGAGGAATAACGTACTTCCGTGCAGCAAATGGAGCGACAAGCGGAACGTGGATAGATGGAACGACGGGAAATGCTGCATTTGGAGGACAAGCCATAGCGGACAGTCTGGCAGTTACTACCTCAGCTAGGATAGGAGCAGGCGCACTCGGCGGATTGTTGTACTTCGGTAATGGAAGTAATTGGATCTATCAGGACTCCAATAGTTTCTACATCGATAGCAATGGTGGAGGAGTTCAGTTTCGCAATGCCTTAACGGCACTCCCATATTTTCGTGTTACCGCAGCAGGGCACGTAACTACCTGGGGAGCTATAGACTCAACGGGAAGCGTCAACTCGAATCGCTCACTCAGCCTGGGTAACGATAACCTTGGTGCAGAAACCATCACCTTTACAGGAGTAATTCCCGCCTATCGTACGGTCATCGAAAACAACTGGAACTCGGATCGGTCGTTTGCAATCACCAATGGTGGGTACGATATTTTGAAGTGTTCGAATGGTGGCTACACTAGCATCACTATCGGAAGTGATATTACGCAAAGTACGATCATCAAGGGTAATCCTCAAGCGGTCGGATTCACTGCCATTGAACCCGGCAAAGGAGCAGCAGCAATAGCAGCAGGTGGGTTCTCCGGTACAGGATTCTTTGCTTGGTTTAAACCTGGCGGTACTAGGCAAGGCTATGTTGGATTTGATTCTGGGGAAAACATCGGCTTCGTCAATGAACGAAGTGGTGGGATGTTTACCTTCAATGCCGCAGTAGAGGTTGCTAGTCATGTGACTGCCGGTTTCCAATCCCTGTCTGCCGATCCAACGACCCTAGACCTCACCGCAGGTCAATCACGACTCGTGAAAAACACGACATCAGGTTTATTACGTTTGTGGGCCAATGATGGTGGAACCATGAAATCTGTGACCCTTACTTAACGCTAGGATAATCCATGCCAGAACTACGATCCGCTTTGCCATACGTCTCTCACTTGCGAGTTACCAAACGACCTACTCGTGATTGGGTTCCAAGTGGATATCAAAACAGAGATGGGCAAGACCTCTACCAGCAAGTAACTGATTTGCCAGGGATTGAGTGCGAAATCACTCCGTACATGGGATCCGTGAAAGGTCCAGCAAGTCAATTCAAGTTCCCTAGCAAAGCATTCTTCGAGAAGGCTCTTGCTGATTTGAATGCGAAGCCAACAAAGACTGAGCAAGACACCGCAGCAATCACGAACATCGAAGCCACGATTGCTAGAACCGATATCGTGTGGGCGGAAACAATCTTGCTGGCTGGTTCGTTACCAACTCTTGACTCGCTTTGGGAAAGTGTCTTCTCGGATGCACTCGATGAGTTCCCAACCTGGAAGGAACCAGAAACAGCCGTCGGCGGTATTCCGTTGTTCGTAAAGGAGATGCAATGGGATGCTCGGATTCCGTTCGAATCCTCCAAATCGATCTTGCTCAAGGTGGGTCTCTACGACAACGACCAAGAGCTCGGTAATCCCCAACTATACACGCTCAATTTTGAAGACTCCACAACCAAGTCGCAACGGCAATCCTACTCTGCCCAACTCGAGCGACGTATCGACCAACTATCGGACGAGATTGAAGCGATCAAGGAGGAGCAAAGTACCGCCCGAATTCAAAAAGTACAAGAACTCGCTCGATTCCAATTGGAAAAGTCTCAGCGAGATGCGATTGAAAACGGATTGATGACCGACTTGCTCGCGAATGTTTCTGTTCAGCAATCGCTACCAGCTCTACTGCTATCGATCATCGGCACCCTAAAAGCCCAGCACTGGCCCGACTTGGATATGAAGGTCGTACAAGAACGTTTGCTCCTTTCGCTGGCGGACATCGCCACCGCTTAGGTGCATTCTATTGACACTATGGATTGTTGTTTGTTTACCCGTTCTATATGGAAAGAGAGCCCAAAATGGCTAACGAAAAAGTGTTTGAAACAGGCATGGATGAGAGCTTTAAACAAGCGTCGACCGCTCAGGTTGGTTACACGGCCGAGAACGAAAGGCTCTTGTATGCCAATTTAAAGCGTACCTACGATGAGTATCAGCAGGAGTCTCTCGAGTCGATCAAACGGAATCGATCTATTGTTGACAAATTGCTCAGCGATGCACAGCAATATGACAACCAGCGGCAAGCAATCGCCAACCAGTCACTACAGAATGCTGTTGAGACAGCGAACATGGTTGCCAAGAATGCGATTGTGAATATCGACGCGCTCCAAAAGCAGCACACTTCCCACCGGGACGTCGCAACTGACAACCTGTGGAATCCAGTGCAGCAAGGGGCTGGGGATGCGGTCACCATGCGCTCGGTAACCCTCGATGATGTATCGCTCAAGTCGCTCGGGGCATCCATTGCGGCCGCTGTGGCAGCTGCGATCAATCCTCCCAAGGTTTAGATTTAGCTTTGTTAGCATTCGTAGTGCGAGCACTCGTAGGTAGACAGTATGATTCCAGTCAGCACAACACGCCCTCCCGGTTTAACGCTCTATGCATTTCCAGAGGGGTATTCGTTGGCTGACTGGATGTCCTATCGAGTGTTACTCAGCGAACTATCTGCTCCCAATTCAGGCTATTATACCGCCGATATTGACGAATCCCTTGCCTCCCTGTGGAGATTGTTCGAGGGAGCGGCGCAGCCCGTTTCCTGGGGAGAAGCGATTGAGTACTTTCCGCTCAATTCAGGCAATGGTGGCTCGGGGGCTTATATAGTCACGGTGGAAGTAACCTCGGACAGTCTACCTGTTCGTGGCGCCATTGTGACGATCGAGCAGGATGGGATCACCGTTCTGCATGTCGTTACCAAGTCGCTGGGAGTTGCAGCAGTCGCTCTAGATCCAGGTGACTACACAGTGACGATTGTGGCGACCGGTTTCGCATCCATTGTGGATTCGCCGTTTACGGTCGTTGAGGACATGACTCTTGACCGGAGCTTGACCCTGGCACCGTTGGATCCGCCAA